AAACGACGCGGCGCGTCTCGCGGATGACTACTGGAAGATGCGCACGGAGAATATCGCCCTGCGCGCCGAGCTTGACGATCTCCGGAAGAAGCTCGCGGAGGTTAAGGAGGCGGCGGAATGAGCGCATTGAACATCCATCAGCGTATGGCGGCGATCACCGCAGAGCTGCAAACCGTTGCAAAGAACCTGAACGTTGAGACCGGCAAGGGCAAGGGCTACAAGGCCGTCTCCGAGCGTGACGTGATCGACGCGGTAAAGCCGCTCGAAGCCAAACACGGCGTTTATTCCTATCCAGCCTCCCGCCGTGTTCTTGAATCTGCGGCGCTTGAATCCGAGAACGAGTATAACGGCAGGGTCACGAAAAAGACCACGTTCTTTGAGCGCATCGAGACCGTCTACCGCTTCGTGAACACGGACGACCCGGCGGACTTCATCGAGACCACGACGTTTGCCGAGGGCATCGATTCGCAGGACAAGGGCAGCGGTAAGGCGATGACCTACGCCGACAAGTACGCGCTGATGAAAGCCTATAAGATCAGCACTGGCGACGATCCCGACCAGACCGCGAGCGAGGATGTCAATTACACCAGCAAGGCTACGCCAGCTCCGATGTGCGCTGATTGCGGCAAGCACGTTTATCCGGTCAAGAAACGCGACGGCACAATGTGGAGCGTGTCCGATATGGCGGAATATTCCCGCCGCCGCTTCGACCGCTGCCTCTGCGCCGATTGCATGAAGAAGGCCGAGAAGAATGAAAGTTGATTCCGCCGTCTGGGAGGGCGGCTTCCTGAAGCTCCATACCGCGGACGTGGACGCGAGGCACTTTGCCTACGCGTTCACGCCGGGGGAATACGAGATACGTCCTAAAAGGTCGCTGCGAAGCCTTGAGGCAAACGCGCTGTTTTGGAAACTATGCCAAGACGTTGCACAAGCCGTCGGGCTGACGAAGAACGAGGTATACAAAAACGCAATCCGCGAAGTCGGAATTTATTCCACGCTTGTTATGGATTACGCGGCTATCCCGCAATTTGAAAAGATCTGGGCAAGCAAAGGCATCGGTTGGTTTTGCGATGTTGCCGACGACGCGCAGGAAGAAGGGAAAAAGATTATCCTCGCATATCACGGCAGCAGCACTTACACCGTAAAGCAAATGTCCGCGTTGATCGACAACATCATGCAGGATGCAAAGGCTGTTGGCGTTGAAACGCTTTCCGACAGAGAAAGGAGCTTGATTCTTGACGAATGTGCAAAGCGCCATTGAGGAATGGCGGGATATTCCCGGGACAGACGGGATGTACCAAATCAGCAGTTTTGGGAATGTACGTTCTCGTGCGAAAGGAACGTGGCATTTTTTGAAGCTGCGCAAGAACTCGCAAGGGTACAACAGGGTTCGCCTGTCGATTCCGGAGAGAAAGCAGCCGCTTGTTCACCGTCTCGTCGCGGAAGCATTTATTCCGAATCACGATAATCTGCCGATTGTTAACCATAAAGATTTTAATCCTTTGAATTGCCGGGTAGACAACCTCGAATGGACAACTCTGCAAGGGAACTATGATTACTCCGCCAAACGAGGAAGATTTGTTCGTACTGCGGTCTGGAAGGAGCGACTTACAAAAACCCTGCGATCGACGATGGGAAAACCGATAATCGGCACTCCGCTTAACGGCGGCTCGGAAATCGTTCTAAGCTCTCTGAATCAATGCCGAGAATACGGCTTTCAGCCATCGTGCGTAAGCAACTGTTGCAAAGGGAAACGACGCCAGACGGGCGGATACACATGGAGATACGCCGATGAAAAGAATCTCAAGCAAGCGCGCTAAAGCGTGCGCAATTCCCAAGGACGTCAAAGAGCGCGTATGGGAACGCGACCATCATTGCTGCGTGTACTGCAAATCCATCTATGCCTTCCCCGAAGCCCACTATATCCCCCGTTCCCGCGGAGGGTTGGGGATCGAGGAAAACGTCCTGACCCTCTGCCGCCTCTGCCATGATGCATTCGACAACGGCACGGCGACAATGCGGCAGGAGATCGGAAACTACTGCCGCGACTACCTGAAAGCCCACTATCGATGCTGGAACGAACAAAATCTAATTTACCGAAAGGACGATCCAAGATGGCAATGAACACCTGCGTCCTCATGGGACGCCTTACACGAGACCCAGAGAAGCGCTACACATCGAACAACACGCCGGTCACGTCGTTTGCGATCGCCGTTGACCGCTTCAAGGAAGGCACGGACTTCTTTGACATCACCGCATGGCGCGAGACCGGCGAGTTTGTCTCCAAGTGGTTTTCCAAGGGCGATATGATCTGCGTCCGCGGGCGAATCCAGAACCGCGACTGGACGGACAAGAACGGCAACGCCCGCCGGTCAACCGAAATCATTGCTGATGAGGTCAGCTTCTGCGGCGGCAAAAAGGACAAGCCCGACCAGAAGGAAGCCTACGAGCGCGCGACCCTCGCACCGGTCGAGGATGACGGACAGCTTCCGTTTTAAGGAGTAAGCAATGGCAAAGAGCGGAATTGACTACTTTCCGCTCGATGTCATTTTGGACGAGAAGTTTGACCTGATAGAAGCAGAATACGGCTTGACAGGATTTGGTGTGATCGTTCGCCTGCTGCAAGAGATTTACGGCAAGGCGGGTTATTACATCGAATGGACAACGGAGGTTGCGCTTTTGTTCGCCCGCAAGGTCGGGTTGGGTGGGAACGTCGTTTCCGAAATAGTAGAGGCTTCTATCAGAAGAGGTATGTTCGACAGAGAGAAATTTGACAAGTACCACGTCTTGACATCCCGAGGGATTCAGAAACGGTACTTCGAGGCAGTCAGCCGCCGTAAGGTTCTCGAAGTCGATGAAAACATACTTCTGGTTAATGTCGCCCTTCTTTGCCCAAATGTTGACATTAGAGCGAAAAATGTAAACATTTTTTCCGAAAATGCGAACATTCCAAAACAAAGTAAAGTAGAGGAAAGAAGAGTAAAGGAAAGTAAAGAAGAGAAACCGCGCGTGTCCGCGCTGGATGCGGCTTTGAACGATTTTGCGGAAATGCGGAAAAAGATGCGCAAACCGCTAACCGACCGCGCCCTTGCTCTCACGCTTTCCGAACTGGAAAAGCTCGCACCCGGCGATGACGAGAAGAAGATCGCCATCCTCAACCAGAGCATCCAGCGAGGCTGGCAGGGTGTTTTCCCGCTCAAGGACGAGCCGGAAGCGCCGAAGAAAACCGCTCCCGCCCGTATGCCGCATGGAAACGACCTCGACAAGCTCGAAAGGATTCTGGCAAATCTTGAAAGTAAACCAAATGAAAAGGAGTAACAACCATGAAAGAAAACAACATCGGGAAATATGTCATAGTTCGCGGAGACCGCTCCGGCGTGTTTGCTGGAACCCTCGCCGCCAGAGATGGGCGGGAAGTCCAGCTCACCGATTGCCGGCGCATTTGGTATTGGGACGGCGCAGCAAGCATTTCCCAGCTTGCCATTGACGGAACGAGCAAGCCGGGCGCTTGCAAGTTCCCGGCGCCGGTGTCGGAGATCACGATCCTCGACGCTATTGAGATCATCCCCTGCACGGAGAATGCCGAAGCAAGCATTAAGGCGGTGCGCGAATGGAAGTGCTGACGCGGGAGGCGTTCCTCCATACGGATTTTACCGGCGACGGCGCCGGCTCCGTCTACGGGGATGGCTACGGCTCCGTCTCCGGGGATGGCGACGACGACTACTCCGGCGCCGGCGACGGCTCCGGAGATTGTTATGGTGATGGTGTTGGCTGTGGCTCAGGATACAGCTACGGCTGCGGTTATAGCACCGGCTCCGGTTCCGGCTCCGGCTATGACTTAAAATCCTTTAACGGTCAGCCGGTCGATGTGATCGACGACGTACCGACAATACTCACGCGCATCATCGGCAACGTTGCCAAAGGCTTTATCGTCTGCGCTGATTTCTCGCTTGCCCCGACCTTTGTGTGCAAGCAGGGTAACACGTTTGCCCACGGCAAGACACTGCACAAGGCGCGGGAGGCGCTGCTGGAAAAGCTGTTCGACGATATGCCGACGGAGGAGCGCATCGCGGCGTTCTGCAAAGAGTTTAAGCTCGGCGTAAAGCGTCCGGCCATGGACTTTTTCTCGTGGCACCACCGCCTCACCGGAAGCTGCGAGCAGGGGCGGCGAGAGTTCGCCCGGCAGCATGACATTGATATCGACCGCGATGAGCTGACGCCCGAAGAGTTCTTCGCTCTGACGCGCGATTCCTACGGCGGCAGCATCATCCGCCAGACGGAAAAGGCATTTACCGCCAGTAAAGGCGAGATCGTAGAGGCGGAAGAATGAAAGTCCTGATTGCCTGCGAAGAATCGCAGCGGGTGTGCATCGCTTTCCGCAAGCGCGGCCATGAGGCCTACAGCTGCGATATCCAGGAGCCGTCCGGCGGTCATCCCGAATGGCACATTCTCGGCGATGCACTAAGGGCCATAGAGGGGGGGCAAGTGACCACCATGGACGGGAAAACGCACGACATAGGCCGATGGGATATGATTATTGCGTTCGTCCCCTGCACAAAAACAAGCAATGCCGGAGCGCGCCATCTCTACAAAGGCGGCAAACTGAATTTGCAGCGCTACTACGAGGGACTGTGCGGCAAAGCACTTTTCATGGCGGTATGGGCGGCAGACTGTGACAAAGTAGTGATTGAAAATCCGACGCCGAGCAAGATTTTCGACTACCCGCCGCCTACGCAGGCGATTCAGCCGTACATGTTTGGGCATATGTTCACGAAAAAAACCCTCCTCTGGGAGCGTGGCGTTGATCCTCTGACGCCTACAAATATCGTGGAGCCGACGGCGACATGGTGTCCAAGCGGAAGTTACAGCGGGAAACACGGTGAGAAACACAAGGGAATGTTCACAACAGACAGGGCAAGGAACCGAGCAAAGACATTTACCGGCATTGCGGAGGCAATGGCCGAACAATGGGGAGGTGATATCCGATGACTTACATCGGAATATAGACCCCGGCAAGAACGGCGGCCTTGCCATTCTGCAAGGGGAGGAAGTCCAGACGTTCCGGTATGACAGAGATACCTACCGCTGCGTCCTGTCCGATCTGCGCGGCGAAAAGGCGGTGTGCTGCCTGGAGCACGTCAGCGCCATGCCGGGGCAGGGGGTTACATCCATGTTCCATTTCGGCGAGGGATTCGGCTGGCTTCAAGGGATGCTCGAAGCATACGAGATCCCCTATGAGCTCGTCCGCCCGCAGAAGTGGAAAAAGGAATTTTCCGTCACGGCGGACAAGAACACGTCCATAGAGGTCTGCAAGCGGCTCTTCCCCGGTGTGAATTTGATCCCGCCGGGCTGCCGCAAGGAGCATGACGGAATGGCAGAATCTTTACTCATGGCACTCTACGCCAAGCGGAGGCTGCTATGAAACGAATTGACCTTACCGGGCAGCGCTTCGGTCGCCTGACGGTCATGCGATACGACCACTCCGAGCACGACGGCGCGCACTGGCTCTGCAAATGCGATTGCGGAAAAGAAAAGGTCGCCGCCGGGTATTCCCTGCGGAGCGGAAAAACAAAATCCTGCGGCTGTCTGAACTCCGACGCGTCGCGGGCAAAGCTCGAAAAGGCAAGGGCGGCTATAAAGGCACGACCGAGAAAAGACCTGACAGGTCAGCGGTTCGGGCGGCTCGTTGTCCTCGGCCTTGCCGATGTGCCGGACAGGAAGGGCTTCATTTTCTGGCGCGTCAAATGCGACTGCGGAACGGAAAAAATCATCATGCAGAACAACATCATTTACGGGCAAACGCGATCCTGCGGCTGTCTCGCAAACGAAATGAGATCGGCCAGAGCCGAACACATGAGGCAGGGCAGAAAGCCGAAAAAAGCGCCTGCGGAAGTCAAGAAGCCGAAAAGTGAGAAAACCGCCGCCCGCAAGGTTTACCCGACAAGAACCGCCGCAGAGTTTTTCCGCTTCTCCAAAGCGCACGGATGCAGCGTGTGCGCGGATAGGAAGGACTGCGACATGACATTCTGCAAATACGAAAAGGAGCTGATTACATGACCTACAAAGAAGCAAAAGACATTCTCCGCGTCGCCGCTGCCGAAGTTGAATGGAACTGCCCGCTGGACTATACGGAGGCGTTCAAGAAAGCGGAAGAGGCGCTGGACAAGCAGATTCCGAAAAAGCCGACCAGCGGCGTTGACAGGACATGGGGAACGCCTACGAAAGAAGCAATTTGTCCCGCATGTGATTACGCCCTTGGGCATTGGGAATTTATCGGCGGCGGTAAGAAAATCACATACTGCGAGCATTGCGGACAGGCGATTGATTGGGAGGGGTGGGAATGGCCAGATTGAAGCCTTGCCCGTTCTGCGGGAAACCCGTGTCGATTGTCTACAACTCACTTGACAGGGTGTTCAAAGTTTATCACACATACGGCGATGACGAATACAACTGCTGCATCATCGACCCGATACTGATTGATGCAGTGTCACTCAAAGATGCGTCTGATGCATGGAATAGGAGGGTTGACAATGGCTGAATACACGAAAGTTAAAACAGCACGGACGGTCATCTGCGAATTATGCAACGAGCTCTACCCAGACGATCCTTGTGAACCGGCAGACTGTGACTGGCTGCGGATGCTCGAAGAGGACGCGCTTTCCTGCGACAACTGCAAATGGCTCGGCAAGCGTTACCAGAAGTGCTCCTGCTGCCGGAGAAATCACGGTATTAAAGACAACTATGAGGGGAAAACGCCATGACACACAAAGACTTTTCAACGATTCAGCGCATGTTAGGTTTCATCGAGGGAGCTATATTTGACCACGACAAAAGCGTAAACTGCGGCATTCTCGACGCTATTGAAGTTATCGATGCAATTCTTGAAAAAGAAGTGCGAACGGACGGAGGCGATGACAATGGCTAAATACATGAGCAAAAAAGATGTTGTTTTCTATATTCGCAAAGAAGCTGAAGAAGCACAGAGCGCTTTTGAAGAGCTGGGCGGCGAAAGCGGAATAATTGCCGAAGCCTTTGAAGATTTGGCAAATGAGCTTGAAGATTTCCCCGCCGCCGACGTTGCGCCGGTGGTGCATAGCCGGTGGGCGCATATTGGCGGGGACGAGTGGTGTTGCCCTGTGTGCGGCTTTGTCATTACCACTGAAGGCAGTTGGGACAAGCCTACAAAAAAATACTGCGAGGATTGCGGGACAAAGATGGACGGTGCGGAATGAACGACTGTGAATCCTGCATCCACTACCCGCCGAGCGCTGCGGACGGAAAGCCCTGCTGCTTCTGCGACCCGATAGACCCGCTGCTGAATTGCTATCAGAGAAAGGATGAACACAATGACGAACCGTGAGAAAATCGTGTGCGACTTGTTAGTCTATATTGCGCAGACGGAAGAATGCGTTTTCCCGGATAAGCTCAACTGCGCCGTCTGCCCATTTTCCAACCTTTGCATGTTCGCAGAGTTTCCCGAGGAGGACATAAGAAAATGGCTCGAAAGCGAGGTAGAAGCTGATGTTTGAAGAAAAGATCGTCTGGCACGAGATCACAGTGCGCCCGTTGACCAACGACGAAAAAGTCGAGTACGCCGAGCGCGGGTACGCTGACTATGAAATCCCGGAATATATATTTTCTTGCGAAATGCCGGATGACGGGCAGGAAATCCTTGTCGCCACAAGCTGGGGCGTTTCTCAGGACTTGTGTATGATCGATTGCGATGAGTGCAACAACCTGTTCGAGCTTGAAACACGCGGTGATTGGGACGGTGTGAAAGCATGGGCGGACATGCCGAAGTATAAAGGCGGTGGCAGCGATGCTTAAGGAGGATGAAGCGACATGACTGAGAAACGTAAACTGACAGTCTGCTGGGTTTCTGCCGGCGTCAGCTCGTTTATTGCCGAGTATATTACAAAAGACGAAATTGATGAATCTCTGTACATCGACATCGCCGACCAGCACCCGGACAGTCTGCGTTTTATCGCCGATTGCGAAAAAGCCATTGGGAAACCGATTGGCATGCTGCGGTCAGCCGAGTATTCCAGCGTTGCTGACGCGGTGCGTGCGGGTGGCGTGTTTCGGATGGTGCGCGGTTTTGCCCCCTGCACGAACTACCTGAAAAAACGTGTCCGCAAGGAGTGGGAACGTGCACACGAGGATTGCGAAATCACATACGTCTGGGGATTCGATAGCGGCGAGCGCCACCGTGCGGAAAACCTTGTGGATGCAATGCCGCAGTTTAAGCACCGCTTCCCGCTCATCGAAAACAATCTGACGAAGCAGGACGCTCACGCGATGCTTGCTCGGCTCCAAATCAAACGACCGGTAATGTATGACATGGGCTACAACAATAACAACTGTATCGGCTGCGTTAAGGGCGGCATGGGCTACTGGAACAAAATCCGCGTTGATTTCCCGGAGGTTTTTGAAAGCCGCGCAAGGCTTGAACGAGAGATCGGGCGTACGTGCCTGAAAGAGTGCTATCTCGATGAGTTAGACCCGACACGCGGAAGCATGAGCGAGGAGATTTTAGAAGATTGCGGAATCTTCTGCGAAATCGCGTTAGGAGGAATAAAAAATGCATAAACCCTGCTACGGCAAATGTCCCCGCTGTGTGTGGCGGTTGAATGGGGGGTGTTCGGAATGGCAAGGCTGATTGACGCTGACGCTCTGCTTGCTGAATACGACCGGCAGCACGAAGGAGAGCCGGGGAAAGCCCGAAAACTGATAGAGGATGCTCCCACCGTTGCCGCTGTTCCCGCGTCCAAAATCCTCGCCTTGCGCGACGCTCTCTACGAATCCGATGCTGTCACAATGCGAGGACTGCGCAATCTCAATATGCTTATTGCCAAATACGAAGGAGGAAAAGACCATGCGGTTGATTAACGCTGACGCTCTAAAACTCGCTATCCCGGAAACAAGCGTTGATGCATTCCAGAATTGCAGAAACTGTGTGCTCCTTGATAAAGAACAGGTAAACGAACTTATCGATGCAGCACCGACAATCGATATTGACCGCCCCACCCGCAGCCAGTTTAAGCGAATGGCTGTGCAGCTTGGGTATGAGCCGGTGGTGCATTGCAAGGACTGCCGACGTGGAGAGCCGGATCTGTGTCTCAATGATGCAGTCTTTTGCAACTATTACGACTACCCCAAGCCCGCCGACGGGTTTTGCGAGAAAGGGAAAAGGAAGAACGATTTTGTTGATGATAACAAAATCGGAGAAAGGAAAGCAGATGAGAATGAACCGCTGGGAACATGACGTATTTCTGGAAATAGCGCCGCGTCTTTGCCGGGACTGCGAGGACGATTGCCCCGGGGAGCTGAGCTGCGCCAAACTCGCCGAGCATATTGTCGAGGAAAAGGAGGCCGCACGCGATGAGCAGTAAATCCAAACGCAAGCCGAAAGACATTTCCATGCACAAGGCCGTGTCAATCGCCATGACGATCTTTGTATGGGCATGGATGTCCTGCTTTAATCCTACGCAGGGGGACGTGAACAAGCTGTCGGCGGAGGTGGCGAACATCCGGGAGAGCGTCGGAAGCGGCAACCTCAACGTCTGGATGGTCAGAGACGCCATAAAGGACGAGTTTGGCTGGGAAATATAAACAGACCCGCCGTAAATAAAAACGCGGCACAGCGTGTTTAACATTAAATGACGAGGTGAGAAAGTGAACGAACTCTGGAAAATGAAATGCAAGGCCGACCTCTTCAACCTGCGGAAAAACGAGGCGGCGATCCTGTCCATACCGGAAGAGATCGATATGGAGCGCGACCGCATGACATCCATTAAAAGCGCATCCACGGGGACGGCCCCGGTTCAGGGCGGCGGCACATCGTATGAAGAACGCATGAACAACAGCATTTGCCTGATCGATCTATTGTCCGACAATCTCCGCTTTGCAGCATCGGAGGTGCGGCTGACGAAGAAAGCCCTTGCCACGCTGACAGACGAGGAACGGCGAATCCTTGAAGTGCTGTACATCGACAGACAGAAGAGAGGCGCGGAACGGCTGTGCCAAGAGCTTGCCATAGCCGAGGAAGCGACGGTATGGAAGCGAGCAATGCGGGCGCTGGGAAACTACTGCGCCGCCCGGTACAGCTCCGCGGCAATCTGATGGAAGTTTCGAGGCAGTAACTTTTCAAAAATCCGTGGTATAATAGTATCATCCAAAGCCACGCAGAGACGCCGGACGATCACCGAGCGCCAACGCGTGGCTTTTTGTTTTGGGCGAAGCCGAAAGGCGGGAAAGCCGTACGCAGCGGAGGGGGCGGCGGAGATGGAGAAGGTTATGGATGTAAAAAATATCCCCATCGGGGAAATCGTGCCGTATGCGCGGAACGCGAAGAAGCACGATAAGAGGCAGATCGACAACGTGGCGGAAAGCATCCGGCAATACGGATTTGTCCAGCCCGTAGTGATCGACCGCGACGGCGTGATCGTCATCGGGCATTGCCGCGTTCTGGCGGCGAAGAAGTTGGGAATGGAAGCCGTTCCGTGCGTCTGTGTAGATGATCTAACGCCGGAACAGGTCAACGCCTTGCGCCTTGTGGACAATAAGACCAACGAGAGCGATTGGGATATGGATCTTCTTTCGATGGAGCTGCCGGAGATCGACCTTTCCGCGTTTGATTTTGACTGGGGATTGCCAGAAATCACAGAAGAAGTTATTGAGGACGAAGCACCCGAAGTTGACGAGGATGCAGAGCCGATTACAAAGCTGGGCGATATTTGGAAGTTGGGAAGACATAGGCTGATGTGCGGGGATAGCACCGATAAAGAGACGGTGCAAGCATTGATAGACGGTGCAAGCATTGATATGGTTTTTACAGACCCTCCGTACAATGTTGCATTTAATGGAAGAAGTGGAAAGTTTGATGTTATCGAAAATGACGATTTGGCAGATGATGACTTTGAAAACTTTATTTCTGCTGTTTGTGATGTAATTAAGTTTATTGCACCAAAGCACTATTATGTGTGGTGCAACTGGAAGTTCTATGCAACACTTCAAACAAAGTTAGATTTTAAGTCTTGTATTGTTTGGGCAAAGAATGTGTTTGGGCTTGGGAAGGGATACAGACATCAACACGAATTTTGCTTATTTAATGGCGAGATTGACGATAGCATTAAAAACGAGAGCGATTTGTGGGAAATTGCGAAGGACACAAACTATGTGCATCCAACACAAAAACCCGTTGCACTTATTGGCAGGGCGCTGAAAAACCATAAGGGAGTAAAAACCGTGCTTGACTTGTTTGGTGGTAGTGGATCTTCTTTGATAGGTTGCGAACAGTTAGACCGCACTTGCTATATGATGGAACTCGACCCGAAGTATTGCGATGGCATTATCAAACGATGGGAAAAATTCACTGGCGAAAAGGCGGTGCTTTTGAGTGACGATTGAAGAAGCAAAAGCAATCATAGCGAAAACGAACAGCCCGTATCTAAGACGGGACATGCAGAAATTCATCCAGCGCCAGCAAAGAAAGGGTGGCGATTATGGCAAAGACAGGAAGACCGAGAAAGGAAATCGATCAAAAACAGTTTGAAAGCCTCTGCGGTCTGCAATGCACGATATACGAAATATGCGACGCTTTCGAGGTTTCGGAAAAAACCCTCGAGAGCTGGTGCAAAAGAGTTTATGGAGATACTTTTTCCAAGGTTTTCGAGCAAAAGCGCGGGCGTGGGAAAATATCGCTCCGCAGAATGCAATGGCGTTTAGCTGAAAAGAACGCCACGATGGCGATTTTTCTCGGCAAACAGTACCTCGGCCAGCGTGACAACGTAGACGTGAACGTCACAAACACCGAGGGGCTGTCCCTGGACGAATTGGAAACGATGGTGATCGGCTTTGACGCGGGAAGCGGCGATAGCAATTCTCCTGAATGAGCCGGTAAAGATCGGCTATGCCGTCGGCTTTGACAAATTAACCGCGCTGCATAACCGCTGGATCATAGAGATGATACGCGGCACGCAGGACAAGACATTGCAGGCGCACCGCGGCTCATATAAGACGACGTGCGTTTCCATCGCCCTCGCGTGCATTTTCGTTTTGCTGCCGAACAAGAAGACGTTGTTCCTCCGCAAGACGGACGCGGATGTAAAAGAGGTCATCCGCCAGGTGCGGAACATTTTGCTATCCCCGCCCATGCAGGAGGCGGCACGGCTAATCCACGGGAAGGACATGGTTCTCATCACGCAGACGGCGTCGGAGCTATCGTCCAATTTGCCCGGCGACAGCAAAGGCACATCGCAGCTCGTTGCGATGGGCATAAACGGCAGCATAACCGGCAAGCACTTTGACCGCATCTTTACGGACGACATTGTCAACGTGCAGGATCGCACGAGCAAAGCCGAGCGCGACCGCACGAAGATCGTCTATCAGGAGCTGCAGAACATCCGCAACCGCGGCGGGCGCATTTTCAACACCGGTACGCCGTGGCACAAAGAGGACTGCTTTTCTCTCATGCCAAACATCGAGCGGCACGATTGCTACTCAACCGGCCTAATATCCAAAGAGCAATTACAGATCATCCGGGAGGCTATGACAGCCTCCCTTTTTGCCGCAAACTATGAGCTTCGGCATATCGCGTCCGATGATGTTATTTTCACCTCGCCCCAAACGGGCGCAGACCCGGCGCTTGCCGAGCAGGGCATCTGTCATATCGATGCCTCCTACGGCGGCGAGGACGGAACCGCGTTCACCATCTGCAGGAAGTCCGGCGGCAAGTATTACATTTACGGGCGGCTCTGGCAGAAGCACGTTGACGACTGCTTGCCGGAGATCATCCGCCTCCGAAAGGCGTTCAACGCCGGGATCATATACTGCGAGCGCAACGCGGATAAAGGCTACCTTGCCAAGGCGCTCCGCGACAAGGGCGAGCGCGCCGACACCTACCACGAGAAGATGAATAAATTTGTCAAGATCACGAGCTATTTAAAAAGCGAGTGGAAAAACGTGGTGTTCATCGCAGGGACGGACGCGGAATACATCAATCAGATCTGCGACTACACCGAGAACGCCGAGCACGACGATGCGCCTGACAGCGCCGCGTCCATCGTGAGGAAATTGTGGAATAAAAAGGACACGGAATACGTCCCGCTGTGGATGTAAGGAGGAAATATGTACACCTATCAGGACTTACTCGCCGCGGGAGGATCGCTCGATGCGAGGACGACGTTCATTGGCAACGCCATCGCCGAGCACACCGGCAGCAAGGCGTACAGAACGGCGGCAGACGCCGAGATGTACTACAACGGCGAAAACCCGACCATCAGCAACTATGAAAAGATCCTCTACGATTTGCAGGGGAAAGCGCACCGCGACATGTTCACCGCCAACCACAAGCTGGCCTCTTCTTTCTTCCGCTTCGACGTGAACCAACAGGTGGCCTATCTGCTCGGCAACGGCGTCACGTTCGCCGACAAGAAAACGGCGGACAAGCTATGCGCCGATTTCGACCAGGAGGTCATGACCGCCGCGAAGTATGCGCAGATCGGCGGCATTTCGTTCGGCTTCTGGGATCTGGAACACCTTCGAGTGTTCCGCCTGACGGAGTTTGTGCCGCTCTACGATGAGGAAACGGGCGCGCTCTCCGCCGGTATCCGATTTTGGCAGCTCGCGCCGGAAAAGCCGAAGCGCGTCACGCTCTACGAGCTGGACGGCTTCACCGAATTTATACAGAGCGACGGCGAGCCGATGACAATCATGCAGGACAAGAGAGCCTACAAGCAGGTCGTGCGAACGTCCGAGGTCGGCGGTACGGAGATCCTAAACGGCGAAAACTATCCCAATTTCCCCATCGTGCCGCTGTTTAACAACGAACGCGGATTGTCGGAGATCGTCGGCAAGCGCAACACCATCGACGCACTCGACCTCGCCGCCTCGAACATGGTGAACAACGTAGATGAGGGCAACCTCATCTATTGGGTTCTCACAAACTGCGGCGGCATGGGCGACCTCGACGACGCCCGGTTTGTTGAACGTCTGAAAACCACGCACGTTGCCCACGCGGACGGCGATGAGGGCGCAAAGGCCGAGGCGCACACCCTCGAAGCGCCGTATGCCGGAACGAACACGACGATTGACATGCTGAAAAAGAAGCTCTTCGAGGATTTCCAGTGCTTTGACAGCGCTGCCGTATCCGCCGGAAACCAGACGGCGACAGCCATCAAGGCCGCGTATGTTCCGCTTGATCTCAAGACCGACATGTTCGAGGCGCAGGTCACGCGCTTTATTGTCGGCATCCTCTCCCTGCTCGGCATCGATGACAAGCCGACCTACACGCGCAGCCAGATCATCAACCGGCAGGAGGAGACGCAGAGCCTCATCCTCGCCGCGCAGTTCTACGACGAGGAATACATCATCAAGAAGCTGCTCACCATCAACGGCGACGCCGATCAGTTCGACGATCTCATGCAGCGCCGGGACAATGCGGCGGTTGACCGCCTCGGTCTGGATGAATGAAGCGCGACGAGGGACGCCGCCTGACCGACGCGGAGCTGGAGGCGCTCGAAAAACGCATCCGGGAGATGTACGGCGGCGCAGCAAAAAACCTCCAGCAGATCATTGACGAGTATTTCGCCAACTTCCGCCTCCGTGATGAGGAAATGCAGAAGCTCATCGGAACGGTCGTAAACGGACGCGAATGGACGGAGGAGGATTACAAACAATGGCGGCTCGCCCAGATGGGCCGCGGCGAGCGCTTTGAAGCCCTGCGGGACAAGCTCGCCGAACGCCTCACCAACGCAAACGAGGTCGCCATATCCTACGTCAACGACGCTACGCCGGGGATATACACGCTCAACCGCAACTATGCCGCGTATGAGGTATCCGACGCTGGCGGCGACTTCACCCTCTACGATGAGCAGACCGTCCGCCGCCTGATCGTCGAGCAGCCGGATTTAATGCCGTACTATCCGAAAGAAAAAGCCGTCCGCCGCGGCATCGACCTCGCTTTTGGGAAAAAGCAGATCACCAACGCTGTCACGTCCGGCATTTTGATGGGGCGAAGCAGCCGCGGCATTGCCGCCGACCTGCGCCGCCGCATTGTTGACATGAGCATCGAAAGCGCCATCCGCGCCGCGCGTACCGCCGTCACCGCCGCCGAAAACGGAGGTCGACAGGCTACGTATGAAAAGGCCGCGGAAATGGGCATCGAACTCGAACATGAGTGGCGCGCAACCAAAGACTTCCGTACCCGCCGCTGTCACGGCGACGCAGACGGGCAAAGCGTGCCGGTCGGTCAGCCGTTCACGGTCGGCGGCGAAAAGCTGCTCTTTCCCGGCGACAGATCGCACGGCGCGTCCGGTTGGAATATTTACAACTGCCGCTGTGCCCTTAAAGCGTTCATCAAAGGCCATAAGAGGAAACGGGAAACATACAACGAATGGCTCGACCGCATGATGGAGGAAGACCCGGACGGCACAACGCTCGAGTTTAAGAAAGTAGCCCGCGCCGCTGCAGACCGCGAACAGTGGCTGGAATACCGGAAGATCGTAGGGAAAAACGTCCCGAAAACATTTGATGAATTCCAGAATTTCAAGTATACTGATCCCGAACAATGGAAGTACGTCAAAGACCTGAAAAAATACCTGAGCAAATACCCGACGAGCAATCAAAAAGTTTTCGATTTCCAGTATCAGCTTAAACAATCCGGCGCTAAAATCGTAAAAAAGAGCGTCTTTCTGCCTCCCAAACAGGAACTTGCCTACATACTTCCAAGCGGAAAACATGACCCGTACCACATCATGCACCGCATGATGGAGCGGCATATTACGGACGACGAAATCCGGGGATATATGAAAAATGCGAAAGTTATGGGTATTCAATGGCAAGGACTTCGTAGGCTCTATATCTCAAACGACGGCGTTAGCCTTATCAATCGCGTTGGAGATGACTGGGTGTTTAAAACAGCGTGGAAGAGAGAGGATTTCGACGAGGAATTTGACAAGATCATTGAGGTGATAAAAAATGTTGGATTATAACGCAGATCATTATTGTCCGGTATACAAGAGAGTGATAAGCGCCGATTTGTGCTACGATTCTCTGTGCTGTTTAGGCCGACTGTTCAAAATTTCCTCGACGCCGGAGCTGCAGGAAGTAGAGGACATCGAGACAGCGCGAAAGGTTTGTGAAGACTGCCCATACAGCGACCTCGGCGGCGGCATGGACGAGTGGGTTCCGGATTTCTAATGCCCTTCATTTACAAACTCAACAATAACGCCGCCGATGTCCTGAAAGCCACCGCCGAACAGAAGCTGCGGGCATTGGAAGCCGTCGGCATACAGGCGGAGGGCGATGTAAAGGACGAGATCACGGACGTAGGCGCGGTCGATACCGGACGCTTGCGCTCGAGCATCGCCCATCAGGTGGACGGCGATTCCGTCGAGGTCGGAACGAACGTCAATTACGCCGTATACGTCCACGAGGGAACCGGCAAATACGCCATCGGCGGCGGAACGCCCAAGGAACGCTGGGTCTATCGCGATCCCCTGACGGGGGAGTTCCGCATGGGATTTCCGCAAAAGCCCCGGCGCTTCATCAAGAACGCTATGGAGCGATTCGCCAAAGACTACATAGAGATCATCAAGGAATATCTCAAAAAATAATTGAATAAAAGAATCAGCTTACCGCGATGTACCGCCGTAGGCTGATTTTTTTACTGCCGCTTTTTTAAGCGGCTTTTTTAATACTCTGCGGCGATGCACCGCCGCGAAAGAATGAAAAGGAGTAATCATCATGGCACTCACAAGAAAAGCCCTCAAGGCAATGGGGCTCACCGACGAGCAGGTTGACAGCATCGTCGATATGCACGTCGAAACCACCGACGCGCTAAAGGAACAGCGCGACGCATTCAAGGCGGACGCGGAAAAGCTCCAGGCCGTACAGGCCGAGCTTGACGCGCTCAAAGCCAAAGGCGACGACGGCTACAAATCGAAATACGAAAAAGAGCACTCCGATTTCGAGGCGTACAAGGCCGACGTCACCGCAAAGGAAAGCAAGGCGGCAAAGGAAAAGGCCGTCCGCGCCTACTTTGAAAGCAAGAACATCACAGGCGGGAACCTCGACCTCGCCATGCGTGGCTGCGGCGAGGAAATGGCCGCGCTCGAAATGGACGGGGACAAGATCAAAGATGCCGCGTCCCTCGACGCGCTTATCGCGGGCACATTTAAGCCGCTCGTGTCCACGACGCAGACGCAGGGCGCGAACACCGCCACCCCGCCGAACAACAACCCTGTCACCCGCTACACGACGGACGAGATCAAGAAAATGTCCGCCGCCGAAATTAACAAGAATTGGGACGCGGTAAAGGCGTCCCTCAACCGGAAAGGAGACTAATTCACAATGGCTGTAACCACTTTTATTCCCGAGCTTTGGAGCGCCCGACTTCTCTATGCGCTCGAAAAGGCGCACGTCGCCACCAACCTCGTCAACCGCAACTATGAGGGCGAGATCAGCAACCACGGCGACACCGTCCACATCAACACCATCGGCGCGATCACCGTAAAGAGCTACACCAAGAATACCGACATCGACGCTCCCGAAACACTGACCACGACCGATCAGACCCTTGTTATTGACCAGGCTAAGTATTTCAACTTCCAGGTCGACGACGTGGACAAGGTGCAGGCCGCGGGCGAGCTGGTCGATACCGCGATGGGCCGCGCCGCCTACGCCCTCGCCGACGTTTCCGACGCCTACCTTCTCGGCGTGATCGCTGCCGGTGCCGCTGCCGGAAACACCATCGGCTCTGCCGCCGCCCCCGTTGCCATCACCGCCTCCAACGTCTATGAAAACATCGTGAAGCTCAAGACGAAGCTCGACAAGGCGAACGTCCCCAACACGGGCCGCACCATCGTCGTTCCCCCGGACGTCCACTCCCTCCTCCTGCTCGACGACCGTTTCGCCAAGAGCACCGCGACCGCCGGACAGGAAGCCCTCATCAACGGCCTTGTCGGCCGCATCGCCGGTTTCGACGTTTACATGTCCAACAACGTCAAGACCGGCACCGGCACGGACACCGGCAAGACGCCCTATTTCGAGATTACCGCGCAGATCACCGACGCCACCACCTACGCCGAGCAGATCATCAAGACCGAGGCGTACCGCATGGAGAGCCGTTTTGCCGACGCGGTCAAGGGCCTGCACGTCTACGGCGCGAAGGTCACGGACGGCACGAAGATCGCCAAGATTCTCGCCTCCGTGTCCTGATAGGAGGGTGGCAGCGTGAGTGAGAATCCCAAGTGCAGCGGGGCTATGATTGATGCGATTTGCGCCTCGCTGCGCAACTATTTTGTCGTTGAAATTGTTGACGGCGAGTACACCGTAACTGACGGAGGAATCACGCTGCCGTTTCTCGCCGCCGGACAGTTTTTTCGCGTCGTCGGCAGCGTCTTTTGCGACGGGGTGTATCGCTACGGCGATGCACTCCCCGCCGACGAAACATTTGACGGCGCGATCTGGGCTATGGCGATCCCGCCCACGCTGGAAGAGCTTGCCGCCGAGATCGAGGAATGGAAGCAGAAAAACGCCGAGGCCATCAACAGCCCATACCAGAGCGAGAGCTTCGGCGGCTATTCCTATACGAAAGGAAGCGATTCCGCCTCATGGCAGGGCGTGTTTGCCAAACGGCTGAACCGTTGGAGGAAACTATGAGCCTATATGAAACGTTCTATTCCCCCGCCGTTGTGATGAACAAAACGAAAGTGCCGGACGGGGTCGGCGGATACGTCAACGCATGGAAAGATGGCGCGGAGATCAAGATCGCGTTCTCCGGCCTGACGCCAACAGAGCGCATTGCCGCGCAGCAGGCAGACGTTACCTATACCGACACCATCGTCACGCCGATCAACACCAACCTTGACGAGCAGGACATTATCAAGTCGGACGGAAGCTACTACCTCATTGTTTCCAAACTTCCCAAAACGCCGACGGTATCGACGTTCCAGTTCGAGCGGTACAACGTCCGCAGATTGGCGGCGCTGCCATGACCAAGGCCGAAGCCCTCCATTCGTTCATGTCGTCGTTTGGCCTAACGGCCTACCCCAACGAGGCCGAGACCGGCGCGGCGTTCCCGTACCTTGTCTATGAACAGGTGCTCGGCGCGTTCGACGACGGCTCCATGCCTCTGGTTGTTAACCTATGGTATTACGGCGATTCCTACCGCCCCATCGTTGAGAAAACGCAGGAAATCTCCAACGCCATCGGCTTGGGCGGCGTGTACGTCCCCTGCGACGGCGGCGCACTGCTCATAGCGCGCGGAACGCCCTTTTCCCAGCCGCAGACCGACGCGGCAGACAACAGGATCAAAGGCCGTTACATCAACATGACGGTCGATTTTTTAACCCAAAATTGAGGTGAGAAAATGAAATTCAGAAAAATCCCCGAAGACACTTTCAAAAATATCGTTCTCAACGCGGGCGTTCTCCTTAAGGCTTTTACCCCGGCAACGCCTGCCATTGAGGACACGAACATCCTCGGCGCGACCACCGGCGGGATCAACTTTACTGCTACGCCCTCCTTCACCGACTTCGGCGAGGACATCGACAACTGCCCGAAAAACATGAAAGAGCTCAAAAAGCTCGATTCGTGGGAAGTTAAGCTCACGGGTACCTTCATCACCACGAACACGGCCCTCATCGCCCTGCTCATGGGTGCGGGCGATGTCGGCACGACCGATACGACCAAGATCACCCCGCGCGTGGATGTTGCGTCCGAGGACTTCAAAGACCTCTGGCTCGTTTGCGACTATTCCGACAAGAACGGCGAGACCAACGGCGGTTACTGCGCCATCAAGATCATCAACGCCCTGTCTACCGGCGGCTTCTCCATGCAGAGCACCGACAAGGGCAAGGCGCAGTTCTCGTTCGAGTTCACCGGCCATGTCAGCATGAGCGCGCAGACGGTCGTGCCGTTCGAGGTCTATCTCAAGGAAGGGACGGATGAGGCGTGAAGAAAATGACGCTCCCGTCCGAAATCAAAGGCAAGGGCGCGTTGAGCGCCTTTGCCGCGCTCATCGATCCGCTGTGCAATCTCGTTGAGGACGAGGACACGCGGGAAATGTACCGGCAGGAGAAAAAGCCGGACGAGCGCTCCTCTCGCTCTTACATCGTCTCCCTCGTTTACAAGATCCTCTCCCGCCACGAGGACGACTTCTGCCGCATCATGGCCGTGTGCTACGGCACAACGCCTGAAAAGTACGCCGCCGAACTCACCTACGTCAAAGCCCTGCAGGACTGGGCAGAGCTAACCGGCGATGAAGTCTGGAAGTCTTTTTTTACGGCGGCGCAGGTTGGCGCGGATCGTGCTGGCTCTGCGCCGGAGAATACGCCGGAGACCAACGAGTAAGCAGCATTGTCCGGTATGTCGCCGTCAGGGAGCACAGACGCGCGGAAGAGGAGGCGTACAGAATCTACGTCACCGACGCGCTCTATGCCCTCGTCCGCCGCGACCAGATGCTCAACCGGCGCTTCATTGACGTCCTCCGTCCGCGAAAAATCGAGGAGCCGGAGGAGATCATCGCGCGCTTCCGCGCCGCATTTGGAGGCGATGAAGAATGAATGTATTTGACCTTTTTGCCAAACTCACCCTTGACACATCCGATTTTGACAAGCAAGTCACCGACGCATCGAAATCGTTTGACAAGCTCGGCGGCGCTGCCGAGGACATCCCCGGCGACACCCAAAAGGCGGAAAAGGCCGTTGATAAGTTCACGAGATCCGTTGAGGAGACAACCACCGAAACAAACCAGGCCGAGACCGCGTTAAACGACGCGGAACGCTCCCTGCGCGATGTTGGGAAAGAAGCCGACAAAGCGGCCCCGCCAATCGAAGATGCCGCAGACGGCCTGAAAAATGTAGGAGAAACGAGCGGCGGAGCGGACGGCGCTCTGTCCGGCCTCGGCAAAACCATCACAGGCGCCGTAACAAAAGGCCATCTCCTCGCCGCTGCCATTGAGTTCGCGGTTTCCACAATCAAAAGCTTTGCGGAAGCCGTTTGGAACATGGACGAATCCACGGAGGAGTTCCGCGTCTCCATGGGCAAGCTCGACACTGCGTTCGAGACCATGGGCTACTCCACCACCAGCGCGCGGAAAACGTTCCGCGAGTTCTACAAGCTCCTCGGGGATACCGATACGGCGGTCGAGGCCTCGCAGCTCCTCGCCCGGCTTACCTCGAGCACAAAGGAACAGGCGCGCTGGACGGAGATCGCCGCCGGTGTTTACGGAACCTTTGGCGATTCCCTCCCCATCGAGGGCCTTATTGAGGCGTCAAACGAAACCGCCAAGGTCGGCCAGGTCACGGGCGTTTTGGCCGACGCGCTCAACTGGGTCGGCATTTCCGAGGACGATTTCAACATTCGCCTCGCCTCCTGCGCCGATACGGCGGAGCGAACCGCTCTCATAACCGACACCCTCTCCGCCGCGTATGACGATGCCGCCGCTGCAATGCTTCGCAATAATTCCGCCGTCATGAACGCCCGCGACGCGCAGCTTGAGCTCGAAGAGGCGCAGGCTGGTGTCGGCGAACAGATTTCGCGTTTGAAAACCGCGTTCAGCAGCATTTTGACCCCGTCCATCGCAAAAGTGCTCGGCTGGGTGGAAAAGCTCACAAGCGGCTTTGCCGACGTTGCCGAGAGCTGGGCCGAAACGGCAGACGAGTTTAGAAACCCCCTCCCAACAGAAAGCGTTGAGGACGCAAGGGCGCAGCTTGAGGCGTGGAACGAAGAGCTTGCCCGCCTGACAACAGAGCTCGCAGGTGTGAGCGAGGCGACGGACGCGGACACGTTCTGGCGCCTGACGTATCAGGTCGATGACCTGACCGGGAAAATCAACCGCGGCACGGAACAGCTTGCCGATATGGAAGCGGCGGAAGCGTCCGCCGCAGAAACCGCGAACGCAACCGCCGACGCTGTTGATAAGATGACGATCAGCGCTAACGGCTTTTCCGTCGAGCTCGCCAACAGCAACCTCACCATGGAGGAGGCCACCGAGCGCCTACAGACCTATACAGACGCAGCGACGAACATGTTCTCGCGCATCAACACGGAGAGCGAGCTTTCATACAAAGACGCCCTCGACAACATGCGCCACAACATCGATGCGACGAACGACTTTTCCGCTAACATGGCATCCATCGCCGGAGAGCTTCCCGCCGAGCTGGCGGAGATGTTCAACGCTGGCGGGCCGGAGATGTACGCCGGCGTCGTCGCCATGCTCGCCGAGGCAAACGCCGGAAGCGAGGACGGCCTCGCCGAGCTGCGCGCCTTGTACGAAGAGGGCGGCGCTGCGGCAATCGAGGCGTTTGCGCAGTCCGTCGGCGCGGGGAAAATTGATGCTGACCCGGCAGCGCAGCTCGCCGAGGGAATGGACAAAGACGTCACCTGCGAACAGGCCGGGCAAGACCTTGTCGACCGCACCGTGAGCGCCATTTCTGCGCGCGTTGCTGACAGCGGAACATTTTATTCCTCCGGCCGCCGAGCGGTTGATCGCTTCATCGAAGGGCTAAAAAGTAAATCGTGGGACGCCTACAACGCCGGTATGAGCATTGCCAATTCCGCAAGAAACGGGATGAACACTGGCGGTGGTGGTACAGGCGGTCATTCCTCCGCCGGTGGCCTTGACTATGTCCCGTATGACGGATATCCGGCGGTTTTACACCGCGGCGAATCTGTTCTGACAAAAGCCGAGGCGGAAGACTGGCGGCGCGGTACGCCCAACGCCGCGGGCATCACTATCGTGCAGAACATCCAGAGCGTCCCGCAGACGCCTGTGGAGCTTGCCGCGGCCACGGCTGCGTATTTTGAGACGGCGAGGTGGGCAATGTGAGCAATCTTTCCAAAACCTTCCGCTATGTCAATTCAGACGGCGGCGAGATCGTCTTTGAGTATGCAAGCGGGTTTCTCATCAACAAGCCCGCGGGCATCGACACCGTCGTCTGCAAGCTCAACGAGGCGCAGGGCATCGACCAGACCGGAACGACCGTCCAGAGTGTCAACGTGCAGTCGCGCCCCGTGACGATCAGCGGAATCCTCGTCGGAGAATTTCAGGCGGAGAATAAGGACGCGCTCCTATCCATCGTGCGCCCTGACCTCTACGGTCGGCTCTACGCCGATGACTACTACCTCGAAGTCCGACCGACGGCCACCCCGACCATCGAGGCGCGCCCGGTGTTCGCCGCGTTTCAGTTCTCATTAACCGCTCCGTATCCCTATTGGCAGCAGGACGCATCAGCCGCCGCCACGCTCTCCGGCGTGGAATACGGCTTCAAATTCCCGTGGAATCAGTCCCGCCCGTACCGCTTCGGAACGGTCGTCCGGACACAGTTCATCAACGTCAAAAACGGCGGACAGGTGCCCGTCCCGTATACCCTGACGTTTACCGCACTCAACGAGGTCGTCAATCCGCAGATCCTCGACGCGGCAACCGGGAAATTCATCCGTGTCAACAAAACGCTCGCCGCCGGGGAACGTGTCGTGATCGAGATCACGCACGACCGGACGTATGTTACCTCCAGCGTGGACGGCGAGTGCCGCGGCGCGCTGGAGTTAACATCCAGCCTCTACCGGCTTTCCGTCGGTGACAATGTTTTAAAGCCGACCGCTGACAGCGGCCTTGACAGCCTGCAGGTCGCCGTTGACTTTGCGCAGGAGATCGTGGGGATAAGCGTATGAGTTTTGAAATCTATCCCCCCGATTTCTCCACGCGATATCAACTAACGCACGCCATCTCCATCCAGATCACCGAGCACTACAACGCTATTGGAAAAATACAGATCGTTGCCCCCGTGGACGATTACAACATCGCCGCCCTCCGCGAGGGGTCGGTATTGTACAACACCACCAGAGGCACGACCTACGTTTTGGTCAACGTCAAGCATGACACGGTGCAGAACCGCATCACCGCCAACGGCTACACGTCAAACTGGCTCTTGAACAAGCGCGTCGTCGCGGCAAAGACGGCCATCACGACCATCGAGACGGGCGTCTACGGCCTAATCAACGACAACCTCCGCGGCCTGACGCGCATCCATACGGCGACGCCAGCGGGCCTGCCCGAGCAGTTCCAGCCGGAGGACGACGAAGACAATACCGTCTACGGCGGGCAGCTCCTCGATAAGATCATGGACGTTCTCGACACCGCCGAGCTCGGCCACCGGATGGAATGGGACGGAAACGCCCTAACGCACACCTTCCGCGTCATCAAAGGCACCGACCGTACGACCGGCATTCACCGCGTCGCATTTGTTGAAGAGCAGGGGACATGTTCCGACCTCGTCATCAGCAAAGACGTGAGCACGTTTAAAAATGTTGCTTATGTGAAATACAAGCTGACCGACGAAACCGAGCCGGTCGCGGTCGTTGGCAGCGCCTCCGGCGACGACCGCTTCGAGCGGTGGTTCGATAGCTCTATCTCGCAGGAATCGGACGGCACCGCCGACGACGCGGCCAAATCAGCAAAGTCCTTCGGCAACATGGAGCTGGGGAAATACATCAAAAGGTCAAGTTTTGACGTTGTCATCGACCCGTCCGAGCTGGGTATCCGCTATGACCTCGGCGATGTCGTATTGTGCATTTCCGTCCGCTTCGGCGTGTCATTCGCAGCGCGCATCACGGGCCTTAAATACACCCTCGACCGCACCGGCGAAAAAACGCAGATCATCCTCGGCGACCCAATCCTTGACGCATTAAGTGAGGAGAAACTAAATGGCAAATATTAAATCTTTCCCGAACAACCGCGACGAATATGTCGGCGCGGAATACGCCATGCGCTGGCTGCATGGCCGCACCTCCGGCGTGTTCGCCGCGAATAACAATGCCGCTGTTGCCGCCGTGCAGAACGCCATGGCGGTCACGGTGTCCGACGGTGTCGGCTGGATTTCCAATTCCGACGCGAACGGCGTTGTCTGGTGGAACGACGCCGAAAAAAACAACGGCGCAAAAATGCAGCTCACGATTGACGCGGCGGACGGCGTTCTAAACCGCATCGACCGCGTGATTGTTGAGTGGAAAACCACCGACTACGCCGATCTACCGGAAATTAAAATCCTCAAAGGCACACCGGCAAGCGCGGCGGCTGCTCCGTCGCTCACGAACAACACCACGCAGCGGCAGTTAAGCCTCGCACAGATCCTCGTTGCCGCCGGTACGACCTCCATTACCGCCTCCATGATTACGGACGAACGGCAAAACCCGGACGTCTGCGGCCTTGTGACCGACACGTTGAGCATCGACACAAGCGTCATCAACGCGCAGTTCACCGAGCTGCTTGCGCAGCTTCGGACGGCGATTGAACAGGCGAGCGGCGGCATTATCCCGGACAACACAGTAACGCTAGCGAAGTTGGCATCTGACGCAAAGTATTGGAATGAGCTTCCGCGAACGAACACAAGTTCCGACGCAACAAGCAATTATGTCGTTTCGAGCTGGGGACACGTATTCAACTGGGTGTACGGCAGTAATCAGTCTTTCATGTTCGATTTGGGCGAGTTTAACCGTATTACGGATGACTTCTGGGAGACGGTCATCTTTGCCAACAATCCTTTTACGTTGATTTTGCAGAATATGCCCGCTGTGATTGAAAGCAATAAGGGAACATCTTCATCGGCGGCTGAAATCAGAATCACTGTTCCGCAATACAAGTGGATCAAGCTGAAAAAGATTTCGAATGTTGCGCTCATTGTGACCGGCAACTATGACACACGCATGATCTATGCCGGAACGACAGAGCCGTCCGCTGATCTCGGCGTGGACGGGGATATTTATCTCAAGTATGCAGAGTGAGGTGGTATAGATGGGCTGGAGCTTAACCGCCCCGACACTTCCCGGCGGAAGTGAGTGGGTGCAGAAAGATACAATATCCATTCACAACAACCAGTTGGACGTTACGGGTACGGTCTTTTGCGCTCGTTTGGCCGATCAGGGCTTCGCTCTGAAAATCGTTGAGACGCGCACATTTCATTTGACGAATCCCAACTTCACTGACTTCTACAAAACATATCATCGCTGCGATGTTGCCGGTGTTACTGGCGAAGCTTACACAGAATCGCGCTTCGGCAGCAACGGGAGCACAAAGGCTTATTATTTCACCGGTATTGCGGCGGCCGGAGCGTCTATCAAAGTCGTTGTTGGCGTAAAAGCGGACGGCGACATACAGGAATTTTCTTTTACGGCCCCTGCGCTGCTCGGCTCGACGCTTTATTTCAAGGTCGGCGGGACGTGGAAGCAGGCGACGCTGTACCGCAAGGGCGGCACTTGGAAAAATGCGCTGGCAAAATTCAAAGCAGGAGGAACATGGAAATGAACGGTATTGACGTTTCCGAGTATCAGGGCGATTTTGATTTCACGCCGTACAAGGATGGCTTTGTCATCATCCGCGGCGGCTACGGCATCCGAAACGCCGACAAATGGGCAGAGCGCAACATCGCCAAATGCGACGCGCTCGGTATCCCGTGGGGCATCTACTGGTACAGCTATGCGCTGAATGTGCAGACAGCCAAAGTGGAGGCGGAGCGGTGTCTGCGCTTCCTCAATGGCCGGAAGCCCCGCCTCGGCGTGTGGTTCGACATGGAGGACGCGGACGGGTACAAGCGGACGAACGGCTTCCCGTCTAACGAGACGATCACCGCGATGTGCATGGCGTTCTGCGCAGCCATGGAAGAGGCCGGGAACAAAACCGGCGTATACGCAAATCTCGACTGGTTTGAAAACCGCATCGGGGACACGGGGTATGACAAATGGATCGCGGCGTGGGGCTGGAACGACGGGGAGCATTATCCCGACCTCTCCGGGAAATGCGTCATGCAGCAGTACCGGGGCAGCCCGCTGGATCTGGATATTTTGTATGTGCCGCTTTCGTATTTTGACGATGGCGCGGCGGGCGGCGCAGAGCCCCACCCCTACGAAAAGGAAGAAATGACCGTGAGCATTCCGGCGATGGCGCAGGAGGTGCTTGACGGGAAGTGGGGCAACGGTGAGGAGCGAAAGCAGAAGCTCGGTGCGTGGTTTTACGATCTCGTGCAGGGCGAAGTGAACCGTATCCTCGGAGTAAAGTAGGAGAAATAAATGGAAATCATAAAGACAATCATCACCGCGTGCGGCGGGGCTGCCGTTGCGGGCATCTTCTCGCTGATCCTCGCCAACCGTAAGAACAAAAGCGAGATCGTGAAGCGTTTGGACGCCTTAGACTGTAAGCTAGTAAAGCACATTGAGGACGACGCCGCGTGCCGCGCGGACGAAGCGCGAAGCCGCATCCTTCGCTTCGGCGATGAGGTGCGGCAGGGCGTATTGCACACCGCCGAGCATTGGGCGGACGTTCTTCGTGACGTTGATCGATACGAGGACTACTGCTCCGGTCACCCGTTATACGAAAACAACCGCGCCGCAAACACCATCCAGCATCTTAACTGCGTCTACGCCGGGCATCTCAAGAAAAACGATTTTTTGAAGTAAGGAGAATTTGCAATGAACGAAATCATCACTACCTACGGCATGGAAATCATCAAGTACATTATCCTCGCCATCTGCGGCATTGCTGCGGCTTACGCCGCGAAGCTGTACGAAAAGTACGTCAACACCGATACCAAGCGCAAGGTAGCGGCAACTACCGTTGCGTACATTGAACAGGTGTATAAGGATGTCCACGGCGACGAGAAGCTGTCCCGCGCCATGGCTGTCGCTGCCTCCATGCTCGAACAGAAGGGCATCAAAACCACGGAGGACGAGCTTAAGGTGCTTCTCGAAGCCGCCGTCAAGGAAATGAACGATAAGTTCAAAGCCGCCTGACGGAAAAAACTTTGTAAACCGACACTACGGAAACATGAAAGAATCCGTAAAAACATTCTGCCGCATCAATGGCGTTGAGGTGTCTAAAAGCCTCACAGAGACACTTTTTGAAGCATACATGGAGAGTGTAGCCAATGACGACAGAGAGCATCCTACGGAGTTTAACAACGCCGGGGACAAAAAATAAGCTGCAATTCCCGCGCGAGCTGCGCGAACAGTTTGAGCGGGACTGCGGCTTTACCGACGAGGAACTAAAAATCTTCCGCCTGCGGGCAAAGGGCATGAGCGTTTTGCAAATTTCTTTCGCCATGCAGACGGACA